GCACCATTGAGTTTTTCATCCGAACTTCTAATATCATCAAATGATATTGGTTGTCCGGTTAATCGATAATAAATTGCAACGTAATCTTTAAAAACAACAATTTTATCAACCATCGAAGATATTAAAGATGCCTTATCACTTTCGGTGAGGTGTTTTTTTTTCATTTGTTCAACCATTTTTCTTAACTGGGAGACACTAAACTGACTAACATCTGGTTTTAATAGTTCTGATTGCAAATGCAACTTCAATTTTTCCAAACGATCTAATTCGTCTTTCACTGAATCATTTATTATTCCAGTTTTAATAGCATTAATTAAGTTGGTTATATCTTTATTTATTCCATTTAGTTTCTTTCTTGCTATATCTGCATTCGATTCTCCAGAACTATTAAGCAATTTATTATGGATTTCTTGAGCAAACTCAGTAGATGATTTAGATAAAGTACTTATTATAGTTTCGATCACAAGTTTTTCTATGTGGTCTTTTTTTATATAGCGTTTACCTAATGAATAATACCTATATTTTTTCCCATGTTCACCATTACCACTATTACCGACAAATCGTTTTCCGTTTTGATCGTACAAATATCCACTTAATAAATACTTCTCTATAGACCTTCCACCATGACGTGCTCTTTTGTTATTAAGCATCGAGTTTGCTTTTTCAAATGTCTCGTTATCTATTAGTTGAGGATGATAGTTAAGATGCTCCTTGCCCTGAAATGTTAATGTTCCAATATATTTCTTGTTTCGGATCATCCTACTAATTGAATTTATATTAAATGGATTATAGCCCTTTTCTTGCAGCATAATGTTGATGTCTGTAGCCTTTATACCTCCAGCATAAAGATTAAAAATAAACTTTGGGATATCTGCTTTTTCAGCATCGATGACCATTTTTTTGTTTTCTATTTTATATCCAATAGGACATTGACCAGATATTGCATTCCCATTTTCAACATTCATAGCTAAACCAAGCTTTGTTCTCTCTGATAGATTTATCGAGTATTCTTCATCTTGTACGCGATAAATTGCTTTAATGATTCTACCACCTTTATTATTCAAAAAAGGTTGAGTCGCATACATCAACTGAACTCCATTGGTCAAAAGGTAATGTTCGTTCACGATAGAATCATGCTCGTTTCTAGCAAACCTATCAGTTTTATATAGAATTACATATTGAAAAGATTGGGTATTACTATCCATTATCATTCTCTGAAATTCAGATCTATTTGTACGAGTTCCTGTTTTTGCTCTATCTATATACTCTTTAATAACTTGAAGATTATTTTTTTTAGCGAAGTCGTGACAAATCATCAATTGGCCTTCAATTGATTCTTCACGTTGCTTATCAGAAGAGTATCGAGCGTATATAACCGCTTTATTCATAATCAATCATCCTTGTCTGTTTTTTAAGTATTTAGCAAACTCTATAAGTTGTTTTTTATCTGAATCGTTCAATGATTCGAATATTATTACAAGCTCATCCTTTGGTGACATTTGATGCTCAATACCTAAAGCCAAATACTCTACTGTTCTGTTCAAATATTTCGCAATATCTTGAATCATGTCAAAATTGATCCTTTGTGTTCTACGCTGATATAGTGAATTCAATGTGCTATAAGGTATTTTTAAATCCTGACACATTTCTTTTCTTGTTTTCCCTTTAGTTATCAATAGTTGGCTGATTCTATCGTAGATATCCATATACAATCACCTCATCTTTATAGCATTATTATACATCAAAATAATCGAAATGCGTATAAAAATATCGTTTATTGTATTTTTGTGCTTGACATAGATATCGAAAAGCATTACTATAGAGATAACACAGTAATCGAAATGCGTTTTGATTACGATAAGAAAGGAGCATAAACGATATGCCAAAAGGACAAAAAACCACTTTGTTATACGCTAATCTAAGAAAAGAAATGGCTTTTAGGGGTTATTCAATTAGATCATTAGCAAAGCAAATGGGATTATCTGAAGGTGCATTAAGAAAAAAGCTTAATGGTACATCAAGATTTTATTTAGATGAAACCAGTAGAATTTCTACATTCCTAGATAAACCTGTTGATGAATTATTTGTGAATTAGATTGGTGATCTGCTATGAATTTAAAAGTAATTAGTAAGGTTGAAGCTGTAAATGAGCCTGATTTGTCAAGTGCAGCAGATTGGTTTATCAGAAATATAATCGGTCTTAACAATCAGGAAGTACTGGAATTATCAGATGATGTGGTGACAGCTGATGACAATACCGACAAAAGGATCGATGAGAAGGCAAGTAATAAAAAAAGAAAATAGCAAATCCAGAGCAAGGAGAAAAACGATGTTAAAGAAAATTAAAGTATCAATTGAAAGTGAACAAGTTGTTGAAGTAATAAGTGAGGCTAAAGCTGCACTAACTTCAGCAATTTTGCATTATGGGTTCTTAACAGTTAATGAAACAACCATCAGATGTAAAACAAAGGAAGAAGAGGCAATCATTGATGGTTCGAAGTCTCGCTTAGAAAGAATGGGTTTGGATAAAGAAGAAATTGAAAAGATTGACTGGTCATTAGATCCAAACATTATTTTGTTCTATAAAGATTGGTGTAAAGACAACAATAGAAAATTTTCGGATTTAGCAAGCATGAATTCATTTTTAGAACAACGAGGTACCCAGTCATGAAACTAAGGAACGTTAGAAAGAAAAAAGGTTTCAGACAAACAGATCTGGCAAACGAACTACAGGTAAGTCCTATGATTCTATCTCTTATTGAAAACTATGAAGTACTGCCAACACCGGAAACCATGATAGCAATTGAAGAGCAGTTGGGGATGCATCGATTAGAGATTTATGAGCGTAAAGAACTGCAGCTGTTAAAGAATCCAAACACAAGATTTAATATTCCTGAAGATTATCCTCATTTTCATATTCATGTAAGACTTCCAAGGAAACTAAAGAAATTAATGTGTAAAGCAAACTTTAGAAGAGCTGGCTACCGGGATATGAATGATTGGTTCATTAGACGTGTTAAAGACTTTGCATTAAGACTTGGATACATTAATGAATACTTTAGTGAAAAAGAAAAGAACGCACAACCTGGGGAGGCGCATGCGTTCAGTGTTTCATTCCAGAGCAAGGAAGAAACCAAAGTAATTATACATGAAAATGTCTTTTCAGACAAGGTGACAAAATGATTCCACATGGTATATTGCTTCCAATCAAAAGGAAATACTCAAAGTTAATCCTTGATGGAAAGAAAATTGCAGAAGCTAGAAAACAGATCCCAAAGATTAATCTACCGTGCCATGTTTACATTTATGAGTCATTCGGCACTCAACGCTATGTTACAGATGATAGATGGGGTGACAAGTATGATGAGTGGTTTGGATATGAAATATTTAAAGAGATTAATCCATATACGCATTTAAGACTTATCACTGAAGGAAGAGGATCTATTGTAGCTAGATTCACTCTTGAAACAATAGAACCACTTTATCCGGCTTGGCCAACCAGGTGGATAGCTGATGATTTGCTTCAAGATTTAAAGTTAACACAACAAGACTTAATAGACTATGGAACAATAAATTCTGGGTTTGCATGGAGAATCAATGATCTTCAACTTGTGAATGAAGTTAGTCTATCAGATATCAATATCAAACATGCTCCGCAATCATTCATGTATTTATCTAAAGAACAAATTGATGAAATTGAAAGGTTAAATGGAATCCCATTTTAGAAGGTTGATATTATGGATATTTTGGAAAGACTGCCACAGATACGCGGTGTGAACAGTCCTATCAAACAATTTGCAAATTACTACCATCAAGCATTAAAAGATGGAAAGATTCCACGTGGTGATCTCAAGAGAGAGTTTTATGACTTGGCCAAGGAAAAGCCATGGTACAAATCTGAAGATACTTTGGACACCATTTGGACAGCATTCATGGATGGAACATATGATCTAGGAAGCAGTACTTTAGGTCGAAAGAACTACACAAGAGGAAAACAGATAAGAGAGGAAAAGAAAGTGGAAACAACATCAAAAACCAAGTCAAGAAAGACTGATTATATTATTGAGTATCGTTTGTACCCATTAGGTGACATTAAAGGAATATTTAGTTCAATCAGATCAGCAGCTGAGCATCTCAAACTGACTGTAAACCAAGTGAAGTACATTATCTCTCGTGGTAACCATAAGAACAAATTCGGAGTCAACTTAACGTTGTTACATCGAGTTGAATCACAATTTAAAGTAATGACACCTTCAGCAAATCCAGATGAGCAGCGTATCCATGAAGAACAGGGTGTTTCAAAAGGCTTTGTAAAATCAGATCCACAACTAGAACCAACACTTCTAGTAAATGATTCTGCAGATAGTCACTATATGGATAAGGTGTTTGATGCCGAATCATCTAAAGGTCTTGAGCAACACAAAGAGATAAATGATTATGACAAAGTTGATTCTGCACGTAATGCCTACTTATCCGCATTATCTGATTATGCATCCAAACAAATTGTTCAATTCGTAAATCGTCTTGAACAAGAAGAAAGAAAACTTCTGAATGGCTTACTTCCTGAAGAGGATTAAAGGTGCACATGAATGATTGATAATCAAGAAGCTGAAAAGTGTCCTAAATGTGGACACTACGATTTAAAGATCATGATTGAAAACAAAAACAAGCTACACTGTTTCTGGTGTGGCCATGAAAAGAAAGTATCCAGAGCAAGGGAGAAACCACATGGGGACAAAAACATTAATAAATCAAAACGATAGAAAACTCTATCTCGCTAACCCGAAAAATTGGAAACTTTTGTTTGCAGCTGAACCATTAAGGTTACTGCAGCTTAAAGGAACTGATTTTGTAAAGGTTCAACTCAAGACATGCGATCATCCATTATCCGCTGATATTTATCAAACTCTAGCAATTAGAAAACTTGCTGGTCTAGATGAAAACAACGAGTATGTGATTTCAGGACTACCTCAAGATGAGATGTCAGTAATTGAGTATTTACGCGAGATAGAGTTTTAACGCTTTATAGCAGTAAGAATACAAATGACCTATTCAAATCGTTTAAAACTCAAATATGAAAGGAATACAAACAGATGATTACTCAATTACTACCGATTAAAAGCAAGTTATTAAGTTTCATATCTTACCCACCATCAGGTAGAAAAAAGACCTATGTGGTTTATGTCAAAAATCGTGATGGAGAAACATTGGGCATTATGTATTATGATCCTGAATGGAAAAAGTACGTTTGGGAACCAAGTAATAAAACCAAGATTGATATACAGTGCAATGACGATATAACTGCAGCATTAAGACACCTTGAAGGTACGAGACATGGGCAGAAGGATTAAGTATTTTGGTGGCCAGCATCAAACGATGCCGATTAAGGATCCTCAAGAAATAGAGAGATTCATGTTCTATTTACTTAAAAAAAGGGAACAAGCGAAGTCGGAGGTTAAAAGGTACCAAGCTGATCGTAACTGGATGCTTTGTTTAGTTGGATTCAATACAGCATTTCGAGCTGAGGATCTCCTTCAACTTAGAGTCACAGATGTTATTAAAGGTTACATGTCTATCAAAGAAAACAAAACCGGAAAGATGCAAAACTTCCGGATGAACAAAGATTTTCACCAGGACATCATGAATTATGTTGCAAGAAACAATTTGACTCAATACGACTACATGTTCATGGGCCAAAAAACAATGCAGGATGGAAAGGTATATTCTTTACCAATCACTAGGCAACAAGGGCATTCCTTATTAAGTAAAACAGCCGAAGCGATAGGAATAGCCTATACGTTCGGACTGCATAGTTTAAGAAAGACATTCGGTTACCAGTATATCCTAAATAAAGGATCCTGGCAAACCTTATCCAAAATGTATAATCACGACGATATAGCGACTTCTCAGCTGTACGTCATGTGGGGAAGAGAAGATGCTGAACGAGATCGAACAGCCACTTATCTGGGTGGAGTTCATAAAAATCAAAAGGAGAAACAATGAAAAAAACGAATTACTTATTGACCATCATTATTGTATTAGTAATTGTCTTACTATATTACAGTTTTTCAGACATTAAGAAAGAAGCAAGGCTTAATGACTTAGAAAACCAGATCAATGAGCTTGAACAAATCACACCGGAGACGTTGCACCAGTACATCGATGAAAATGTGCTTGCAGTCATCCTATTGATTGAAGTGATTGATGCTGAGATTCAGGTACTCGAAGAAAGTGGAGACGATCCTGAAAGACTTGAAGTATTAGTACGCATTCGAGCCAACTATTACGAAGCCTATACGTACTGGATTAATCATCCACCTGATAACAATTCCTAAAGGATCCAATTCATAAAAACCGTAATGTATCTTGGTGGTGTACACAAATAATAAAAGTATCATCGAATACCGATGAAGAAAAGGGAGCAGTGAAAAGTATGAAAAAAGTATTATTAGTTTTTGTTTTAATTATTAGTTTAGTCATGTTGAGTGGTTGCTTAGAAGACAGTGCAACAGATAAAGACATTGAAGCAACATTTAAGCTTGGTGACAAGTTGGCAGAAAACCAACCAACACCAACTGATATTGATTATTCTTTAGAGCGTTATAACCTCATTAAGAGACTCTATTGGGTAAATGGTATGAGAGATAAGTCAAATGCATTACAGAGCCCTGTACCGCTTCCATTAGGCTATATCGTACTATTTACAGGAAACACAGTGGTTGCTCAGTTTACAGTTTTAGGTAAAGTATCCAGTCTTAACTCATGGTTGACACCTGACATGTGGCAAGAGTACTACTCGAACGGTGCAGTTATAGAAAAAGAAATGCCTGATGTTGATGGAACCTATGGATCTAACGATGATGGAATATTCTTTTTCACGGTGGATGGAAAGTACATTGAATGGAATGGAACTTACCTTTATACAGATCTATTTATCAGTGTTGATAATCCGGTTGTGATTATTGAAACAGATGGTGAATAAAATGAAAAAAGTATTTTTAGGAATCTTCATCACCATTGCTTCACTTATCGTTTTAATATTGATCGTTCATGGATTGATGTTCAAGTTCAATCTAACGTATCGATCCTGGTGGAATGAGTTTTACTTTCAACGTGATGTAATCGATCAAGAAATTGACTATGAAAACAGACGTATGGTTGAAGATACAGCTAGAGCAATGATTTCGAACTATAATGCCTACAACCAAACCTGGAATACATACAAAGATTTTGCAAACGATAGTAACGAGTACCAGTATGCTATCAGTGCCAAGATTGCAGCAAACAACATTGTTTCAAACTATAACAACTACATCACTCAAAACAGTTTCGTTTGGGCTGGGAATTTACCTGATGATATTCCACCTCAGCTCACATTTATTGAGTGATTAAAACACACCAAATTAACGGAATTAACGGGAATTAACTCTACGGTAAATTATTTTAGAAAGTAGAGAACCAAAAAAACGCAATTGACCGCTTGATAGTGCGAACGATTTAAAGATTTAAAGCAACACAAAAAAATTGACAGATTTAGGGGTTATGTAAGATTTATCGACTAAAGAAAAAAGGTGTATCCAAGTGGCAAAACAGCTCCAATTATTCCAACTCATATCATTCAACAAGTTAAAAAACGAGTATTACATCGACCTTGGTAGAGATAAGTTCGCAACTATCAAAGTTGATGAAAATGACACGATCATCTCAGTCAAGGGTTTAGGATATCAAGCTGCAGTTATTCGGAATCACGCAAATACTGGTAAATCATTTTGTGAGGAATGGCAGTCTAGAACGCTGCATCATAAAATCAATAATCAAGGATCATCAAATCTTTTACCAGTAGTCGTGAAAGCAAAACAAACAATCAGTTTTAAACAAGATTTGAGAAGTGTGACTCATAAGGACCTGGCAATATCAAATTGGATAAAGCAAGGTTGGAGCATCACTTATACAAAGGATCCAAATATCATTTTCATAAGTTCAACATATTAAAAACTATCCAGAGCAAAGGAGACTCAAAAAATGGAAATACAAAAAGTAAAAAAAACTAGTTTAGGTACAACTATGACACTACAAGAGGTACTATTAAAATTTAAAAATGACACATCATGGAATACAAATGATCGTTTTAAAGATGAGATAATTTGGATTGAAAATATGGTTAATGATTATGCTAAAGCATTCAGTATGACACCTGATGAAGTGATTACTCTAATGGAACAAAAACGTGATTACTCATGGCCAAATTACTATCAAAGAGCTAACTTCCCAGATATTAATATAAAAGATCAACATTTTATTGGCGTGTTTAAAACAGGAAAAGAGTTCATGGAAAAATATGATACCTTTATATGCCCAAAATGTGGTGATGAAACACCATCACCTCAAGAATGCATCCATAGGCATAACAAAGATGGAAAATGTGACTGGTGTTCATATGGCCTTTTTAGTGGGCCATACAATGTAATCATTTTAGAATCTGGGTTTAAATCAATACCAATCTTCAAACCTAAGAATTACGAGGTGTCTCATGGAAAAGCTTAAAAAGTTATTTGAAAGCTTCGGTGGTAAAGGAAGAATCTATGTAAATCGCTCTTTAGAAGTATGTTTTGAAATTGACTATCAAGAACGCATTTGGAACTTTGCGAAAGTGAACTACAACGATATCGAAGGTCTTGACATAAATCAAGTACCTAAGAGCTGGACCAAACTAGAAAAAAATACTAATCATACTTGGTTTAGATATTCTGAAGAAAGTATGGCATGTAAGGTGTTAGAGTGGTTATCAAGACCAGCACTTAAGGAAGGTCACGAAGACACGAGAAAATGGTATCTAGATGGCATCAATAAGTATTTGGGGACCAACTTCACACATGAAGACATCGAAGAAATCTATTGCAAGCTAGGTAACGAAGTCAACAGAACATTAACTCTAAAATTTATTGATAGTAATTACAATATGGAGGTTTTAAAATGAAAAGCTTTGACTACATGGAATTTGATAATGACCAATGGTACTTCGATCAAAAGAAGTACACAAAGCAACAAGCTGTAGACATCTACAATGAAGAATCCGGAGCAGATCCAGTGACCATTGATGATATTGAAGAAGGACAAGTATGTTGGTTTCCAAAATGTGGTGATGAGTACCCTAATGGATGCTACTCAGATGTGACTAATGAAACTAATTATTTCACAGGTGAGAAGATAACATACAAGAAAGCATTTCCTGTGTGGGTAATCTAAATGATTGAAAAACCAAACACTCACTATGCTATTGCTTTAGATGTTGGTTATTATGATGAAACTGTTGTACTACTTGCTGAATTAAGAGATGACAAACTTTACATTATTAAAGAAAAAAGAAGTAATGGAGTAGGTGATAAAAAAATCACTGATATACAAATGGAACAAATACGTGAGTTTTTCGTTCATTATAAAAACGAACCACACATGAGAAAATTTTACAAAAAAATAATACCTGATATTTTTGGTTGGGAAGAATACAATGCGACTGTTACAGTTGATTAATTTAGAAGAAATGAGGAAGGTCACCAGTTGACCATAAATGAACTATGAGTAAATTTAAAGAAAAACCAAACACACACATCGTCATTAAGAGAGCAGATGTTCTGACACTTATTACAGCTGAAGAAGCATTGCAGCTTGCTAACATCATGCAGAAGATCGAAGACAAGCGTTATGAACAAGGTAAGAAAATCAGACAATCCTATTTAGTTGTTAACAAAGATGAACCATATGCTAAAGATGTATACGAGATCATCAAAGAAGGTGAGCTCGAAAAAGAAGAAGCTCTATTTGATAAGGATCCTAGATTCTGCAAGGTTTGTGGATGCTCTTCGGACCATGCATGTCCTGGTGGTTGCCACTGGGTGACAGATGATTTATGTAGTAATTGTGTATTCAGTATTTTTACATGTGAAGCGCTTGTTGATGAACTTGGAAATCTAGATGCAGTTCCTGGTACTGAAGATTATCTAGCTGACGAAATCACTTCTGAAGAGATTTGTGAAGGCTATGTTGCCGGTCATGCTGCTGCACTCGGACTCAGTTCAGAAGCTGAAGATACAGCTCTTAATCTAGGTGATCGAGTAAGGGTTTATACAGTGTATCAACACAGTGAAATCATCAAGCAAATTGTCTATGTTTTAGAACCCAAAAAAGAGTGATTTAACGGGAATTTGGGTTACTGTAAATTATTTTTATTATTTAAATGAGTGAAAACCGCACTTGATAGCGCAATAACGCTAAAAAGTAAGCATAACTAAAAAAGATAAAAAATCTTACAGTTCTAGCGGTTATGTAAGATTTTCTATCACAAAAATAAGTAGTGGGAAAAACTACAGAAAGCGTGCAATTATGATACGAGTTGACTATAGACTCATGGCAAAAGGAAGAAAAAGAGGTATCACATTATTCAACGGACAAATCATTAAATTTAAAGAGGATGAAAATCCAATCGATGCAGTTTTTTATAGCTCACCTAAATATGTCATCGGTGTTGATGAAGAATCTTGTTTGGACCAAATCCGCACAAAACTAAAAGATAAATATATTGGCTTTCGAGTCATTAATGAAGAAGATTTAAAAAATATTTCAAAAGAGGTTAAGGAGTAATCAATCATGGCAAGAAGAATGTTTTCAGACCAAATTACAGATAGCGATTCGTTTTTAGATCTTCCGGTATCATCTCAAAATTACTATTTCCATTTAATCGGAAAAGCAGATGATGATGGATTTGTTAAAAACCCTCAATCGATATTGCGAAATGTTAAAGCATCAAAAGATGATTACCTCTTATTAATTGCTAAGAAGCTCATCATAGCATTTGAAAATGGTGTCATCGTTATAAAGCATTGGAGAATCCATAACTTAATTCGCCATGATCGATATAAACCTACAGTATATCAAGATCAAATGGCAATGCTAGACATGAAAGAAAACAAGGCATATACACTAAAACTTATCGAAGAACCACACGATTTATTCAGCGGAATTATTGAAGAAGAACGTGATGGCAACCAAATGGCAACCCAAGATAAGTTAAGTAAAGTTAAGTTAATAGAAGTTAAAGAAGAAAAGAATATAGGAGAATCACCCGTTTCGAACATCAAACATAAATATGGGACTTTAAAAAATGTTTTGTTAACTGATGAAGAACTTGAAAAACTAAAATCTAAGTTTAAGGATTACCAAGAACGTGTTGAGAATTTATCAATGTATATGGGTTCTTCTGGTAGATCTTATCAATCACACTATCTAACTATTCTCAATTGGGATAGAAGAGATAAAAATAAGGAGGATAAAGATGGAGAAACTGCAAAATCAATTAAAAAACATCAATACGTCCCTAGAAGAAACAGACAGTCTAGAAAAGATGAAACAAGCAATTCTTGAAGATCCTGAAACTAGAGACATAGATGTATCAATTATTCATAATCTCTCAACAGCCCACTTATATCTCCAGTTAAGAGGGATTGAAAAAGATGGATGTTTGCCACAACTCAAAAGAGATCCATATTTAGAGATAACCTATGTACCAACCAAAGCAACAATTCAAAAAAATAAACGTACTAAATACGTGAACTGCTTTGGTGAAGACAGTAGAGATATTGAAGCATCTCTTGATAAGTTCAGAAAAAACACTCCTTTGAGAAAGAATGCTTATAAGTTGGCAAAGGCTATTATTGATGGTGAATTAGGTTACGGAATCTATATCCATTCCAATGATTTTCAGATTGGTAAAACTTACTTAGCTAATGCAATCGTAAATGCTTTGGTTGACAAAGGGTTGCATGGAAGTTTTCTATTTACACCAAGTCTTGCAAGACAAGCAAAGGAATTTAACGAAATTGAACAGCGAATAAGATATATCAATGATGGAGAATTTCTTGTGATTGATGATATTGGAGCTGAACATAAATCATCCTGGTTTAGAAGTGAAGTTTTAATGCCATTGCTGCAGCATAGACTTGCATATAAGAAACTCACGATATTCACTAGCAATTACTCAATCGAGGATTTAACGATTCTATATGGTGATTCTGTTGATACTAGAAGACTTACAACGAGAATCCTTGAGCTAGCGGAAATTGTAAATATCGATGATTCTCAATAGGTGATTTTATGGCAGCCAAAAGAATTGATTTAGGAGATAAAGCAATTTTGTATCAGTATCAAAATGGTATAAGTATAAGCAAAATTGCTGAATTAAGTTATGTCTCAAAAGATACTATTTATCGCAGATTGAGAAAAATGAATATTGAAATACAAAGTACATTCATGCAATTAATTAATAGAAATAAGTTGTCTGGAATGTATATTGATAGAAGATTATCCATATCATCAATTGCAAAAAAACATGGTGTTTCATCAAAAACAGTAAAAAAAGCATTATTAAAATACAATATTCAAATTAGAAGGAGAAATAAAAATGAATCAACTACAAGAATCAATCATTAAAAAATTTGAATCAATTCCGGCTCCATTAAAGATTACACGTGCTGTCATTAAGCATCTTCAGGAGTTAGCTGCATCAGATGATCAGTTAGCAAATGGAATGATATCAGAAGATAAGGGTTACAAAGAATTGACCACTTATCTGCATTTTAAAGCAAACAATCCTGAATATAAAGAAGGATCTGTTGCACATGTAGATGATGATGTTGTATATGGCTGGGCTGTCCATTACTTTGTTGAAACGAAAGAAAACATCGATGTTGAGATGAAGCCCAAAACAACTGAAAAGAAACCAAAGAAATCAAAATCAAAAGCAGCTGATGTCAAAGAATCCGAAGTGGTATGTGATGATGATTGTGATAATGATGAAGACGAAGATGAAGGACCAGTTGTAGTGACATCAACAAAGAAGAATACTAAACCGATAGTGCTTCCTGCAGAAGTAAAGGAAACACCTGAAGAACGCAAACTCAGAATCCAAAAAGAATTTGAAGCTATCCAGGATATGAAGTTTAAGATTCACAATGAGGAGATAAATGATGGGCTCTTTGCTGAACATTGATCGTAGTATCTTTAAACAGTTAACTATAAATCAACTGGATAGACTTGAAAACTTCTACCGCGAAAACAGAAACTTATATTATGCACACAAAAAAGACTGGCACTATTTATTCAATACGGATAAGTTTGGAAAAGAATACGATGACGAACTGATGAGCGAAGTTAATCGTTTAATGCAAGAGCTTCCTAGTATGGATAGAAATATACGTTTTGAATTAAAAACCGTTATCCTCAATAGCAGAGAATATTACATCGTGAGAGCTTGGCGGGTTTTAGCAATATTCGATAAAATTGATGGTGGATGCCATGTATACAATTCAGCGCCATGGAAATCGACAGGCGTAACATTTTGGTCAAATTCAAGAGTTGGTTACGGTCAAACGAGCAATCCCGATGGTGTGTTCTATACTCAAGAGTACAAACCATCTGAAATTGATTTGAAATTCCTTTATGAAATCCCAGAGTTTAAATACCTTGATTTTACAAAGCTTGAGTATTTGAACTTGTACACGTTGTTTAATAACAGATTTGAACGTGAACATCTATGGCAAATAGAAATGCTAATCAAGTCAGGTTATACAAAACTTGCAACGGAATTGATGTCAAGCTACGATAATATCGATCTAAAACTATTTAAGCAGCATCAGGATTTCTTTCGTTTACGAGGAAAAGGGCTATATCATTATAATAGAATCGTTAAGTTGCATGCCAAAGGATTTGAAAATCCTGAATTCATGTTTGTAGATTATGGCTATGAAGAGTTTTGGATTCCATTCCTTTCTGAACATCCGCAAATTAGTAAAACCAAATTTATTCAGTACATCAAGGGTAGAAAATCCACGCAAACAGTATTTGGAACAACATTTCTAAGTGTCTACAGGTATTACATAGGATACATCAATAAACTTGGATTAGATTTATCAAGAGACAAATATGTATTTCCTGAAGATCTGGTTGAAGAGTTTAAAGAAATTTTACTCATTATGGAGTTCAAGTGGTCAACAACAGAATACAAAGTTATGTTGATGAATTGGCAGAAGTTACTTCCGGATGATGAAAGAGATCCTCGTTATAGAGAAGAAGCAAGGGAACTCCACTTGGAGGGAATTAATGAACAAAAACGCAAAGAAAAGGCGGAAGAAGAAAGAAAAAAGCGAGAGGAAGAAAAGAAAAGATTCCTTGAACTTGTGTGGCAGTCCAATAAACATTTACAGCTGGAAATTGGTGACGACTACATATTGATTGCACCAAAATCCGCAGATGATTTATACGTTGAAGGGAAAACATTAAACCATTGTGTGTTTCAATATGTAGATCGAATCGCTAGAAAAGAAACGGCTGTTCTATTCGTTAGGAAAAAGAAATACATCGACAAACCATTCTATACAGTCGAAATAAGAAATGGCAAAGTCACACAGTGCAGGAGTACAAACAATCAAGATCCTGCTAAAGTTGCTGAATACTTCACTGAATACATCAACAGTCACACAGATCAGATCAGTGATAAAACCATGATGGCAATAGCATAATTTTACAAACTAAAGATGAGCACAGCTTATCTTTTTTTATACCTCACTACGTGGATGATTCCCTTTTTTGCAACATGAAGTTTTGGTATTGACTAAGATATTTTTATTAAGTAGCCTAAAGACGTAAGATGATACCTATTTTTTAGGACTTAGTGCTACAGTTTCCTTGCTCTGGTACTGTATCCATATTTCCCCCAAATATTGATTAGTCTAGGTCCTAAAAAATAGGTATCATCAATAATAAAGAGCAAAAATGACGGTTATTTATTTTTTTTCACAAATTTTAGGTAACCGTTTAAACATATGAAATGTGTGAACTTATGAAACAGCAATAAAGGTGATAGAATGGCAGACTCTAAATGGAATCAAGTGCGAATTCGACTTGATGAAATACGCAACTGGATAATTTACGAGGGTGCTACCGAAAAGGATATTTATACACGTCTGCAGATCTCCAAAAACTCATGGATTAAGTACAAGAGAGAATACGGCATCTTATCATCTACTATTTTTGAAGCTAGGAAATATAAAGGACAGTTACTAGTTCCACGTTTAGTTCAAACTCTTGAGAAGCTTGCTTTTGGATATCAGGAGATAGATGCTGAAATTACAGAGAGCGATGTCATAGATGAAAATCATGAGATGAAAATCATGAAAAAAAGAGTTCACAAGAAGTATCCACCTTCTGAATCAGCTATATGGAAGCTTCTTAAAAACTACAGTAGAAATCTCAAGGAACCATTCATGGACCAACCATTAGATCATATTCTTAAGGAAAAGAAGCTGAAACTTGAGAAGGAAATACAAAAATTCAAAGAGGATAATGACTTCTAATGCCAGGGAATACATTTTATACAAGCAGATCCTGGAGAGCATTCAGAGAGACTGTCATAATTGAGAATGGCGGTATATGCAGTCGATGCAATAAGGTGTTTACTGATACATCACAGTTAGAAGTGCATCACATACAACATCTTAAAGAGCACGATTACAATGATTACAGCAAGACATTCAATAAGGATAATGTAGAGGTTATATGTCACCAATGCCACAATGAAGAGCATGGGCGATTCATAACCAACAAAGAAGTAATCCTTGTGTATGGTCCACCTTTAAGCGGTAAGACATCATATGTAAAAGAAAACAAAGGCTATAGTGATATCGTTGTGGATTTGGACAAACTCCAGGAAGCAATCACACTCATGCCAACATATCAAGAAGTACCAGCAGTCAAACGAAATCTCTTTAGTGTAAGGGATTTATTGCTAGATCATATCAAGACTCGTTATGGCCAGTGGAAGACAGCGTGGATTATTGGCGGTTATCCAAACACATTCGATAGGGATAGGATCATTGATGAACTACAGGTTGATGCAGCAATCCTTATAGAAACAACCAAGGAAGAGTGCTTAAACCGTTTAGAATCAGTGGATGATTATCGTAAACGGTATAAAGAAGATTGGAAATCATACATTAACAAATGGTTTGATACGTATACCCCCCCTATTGAATTGAAAAATGAGGACTCGTGTTAGCCCCTCAGCAAGATAACTTCACTCGCCACTGAAAATTTGGAAAAATCTGAAATTCAAAAACTTTGTTGAATCGAAAAAAGTCGGAGGTTCAAAAAGTTAATCAAAGGAGCACAATATGAAGGATATTGATTACTACAAAACATTATTTGTGAATAAAGATAAAGTTGATGTGTTTGATTTGAATCATGATTTTATCGAAGACTTCATTGATACAAAGAAACAAATTGAAAAAATCAGTGGTTTGCCATTAGTTATTGTACATAAAACAGATCCAACTAAACAAAAAATATCTGAAGCTGCAAAAGTTGTTACCAAGTTGAAACAGGTATATGCAAATCAGATAATCGTTTTGAACAAACTCTTGGGGAATAACGCTTTAGATCCAGACAGTGGTGATTCTATTGATGGATTCAAGAAAAAGCATCAAATAGCTGATGAATAAGATCGATTTAAAGAACACAAAAATTAATGGTGTTCATTCATATTTCCTTGATTATTACAATAAAGTTTTTAATGAAGGCTGGAAAGTTGGCCAAGAAATTAGAAGAATACTTCAGAATTGCTATAACGATTTGAATCTATATGCTTATGATCCTTCTGATGCGCATGTCAGAATTGAGTTTACTGAAACATTGTGCAAGCAATCTAAGAATCGCTTTTATGGAAAACCATTAAAACTGATGAAATGGGAACGAGCGTTACTCGAAGTCATTTACAGTTTTAAGAAACCTAACGGACTCAGAAAGTATAAACAGATCCTTCTATTAATCGCACGTAAGAATGGAAAGACAACACTATCTGCAGCAGATTGCAACACTGATTTGTTTATTGGACGTGGTGGGCAGGATATCTGTTGTTCATCAAACGATGATGCACAGGCTGACCTTGTATTCCAAGAAATTGACAGCATGAGAGAAGCTATCGATCCAGATGGAAAACATACTCACCGGAATAAAAAAGGTCTTAAAAACATAAAGAACCGTTCTAGAGTATTCAAGATATCAGAACGACAAAAAAACAAAGAAGGACGTAACATCACAAAAGCAATCATCGATGAAGTCCATGAGATGCGTGATAACACAATCTTCATGTCAATCTGGCAATCAGCTTCAGTTGTTGAAGATCCACTTGTATTTGAAATTACTACTGAAGGCATCGTTGATGAAGGTTATCTAGATAAGCGTTTAACGTATGCTAGAAAGGTTTTAAACAAAGAGATTGATGATGAATCACTTCTACCTTGGTTATACACTCAAGACTCTGAAAACGAAATTTGGAGTGACCGTGACAGTTGGTGGAAATCAAATCCATCGATGGGAGTTATCAAACAATGGGAATATCTTCAGGATAATGTTGAAAAAGCTAGAACATCCAGAGAAGATCGGGCATTCATTCTCTGTAAGGATTTCAATCTTAAACAAAACAAAGCAATTGCATGGCTGATGCACAATGAGATTGAAAATGCTGAAACATTCAATTTTGAAGATTTTAAAGAAGGATACTATATTGGTGGAATTGACTTATCTGAAACAACAGACTTAACATCTGCATCAGCACTCATTCAAAGAGGGCAAAAGAAGTTCTTTGCGGTCATGTATTTCATACCTGAATCGAAAGCCAATAGTGAAAACAACACCAACCTTGAAAGAAAAGATTATCATTATCTAGCTCAAAAAGGATTGGTTAGAATTCTTCCTGGTAACGAAGTAACTTATGAAGCAATCACACAATGGTATTGGGAACTTTATGAAAAATATAGACTTAAACCATTCAAGTTTGGTTATGACCAATGGAATGCGAAAGGGCTCATTAAAGATTTAGAGTACAAATTTGGTCAAGGCGTTACTGAAAAAATCAGAATGGATTATCCAGTGATGAGTAATCCGATGAGATCCTTAGGAGCAGACTTCAAAGATCACCTCATTAACTATCAAGATAATGAATTGACTAAGTGGAATTTGAAGAACGTAGCAGTGAAAACAAACAATTCGGGGTTGATTATGCCTGTAAAAGTACAGTCATCATCCAACAGAATAGATGGAGCGGTTAGCATGATGATTGCATATGCAGTTAAATCGATGTATCAAGCGGATTTTGAAATATTAATGAACATGGGTGGTGAATAATTGTGGGATGGTTTGGAGATCTAGTAAACAAATTCTTGAGAGATAAAAATGATAAAAATACAAAGTTCGTCAATTTTGGGAATTACTTATCATCATCACCTGCAATTAATGTATATGAAGCATCAGTAGTTAGAGCGTGTATTCATACCATTGCAGAAGAAGCATCAAAGATGATTTTGAAATCAGTAAAAATAAAAGACGGAATCGTAAAAACCAATAATGATACAATCAATGAATTACTTATGGATAAACCGAATGAATTGATGATCCTTAAAGATATGTTATATTGGACAGCTTATAGGTTGGAGCTGAAATCGAATGCATACTGGTATCCAGAATATCATAAGTATAAGTATGCGAATGGTGAAGAATATATAGAACTTAAATCCATTTATCCAATCAATTCGGAATCAGAAGACATGGTGTTTGATGAAAAAACTAAAAAGTATTATCTAGTATTTAGAATCATCAACGGAGGAACATACAACGTTCCCTATGATGAAGTTATTCATTTTAGAAAACACTTTGGTGACAATTATTATTTTGGAAATGAATCGCGAGTTGATTTGTTGAAAAAACTAAAGATTTACGACCAAGTAACAACACTCATGCCACGTGCACTTGAAGCATCCATGCAGTTGAAGGGCATCTTAAGTGCTAAATCACAGATGGGTGAAGAAGCACTAGGTAAGTTTAAACAAGAATTTGAGCTTAATATGAAAAAAGGTGAAGGTGCGTTTGGAGTGCTGGGTGTTGATGGCAAGTTTGATGCACTAACTACCCAGTCTCAAATTGTTGATGAGAAAATCCTTGACCATTTGGACAAGGTTTCACTTTTGAACTTTGGAGTATCGATGAAGATTCTTACCGGTGATGCAACAGAAAACGAATGGCAATCTCTATATCAAAAAAATATTGAACCATTCAAGATTGCAATAGAACAAGCTGCGACACATGTCTTATTTAATCAAAGAGAAAGAAAGTTTGGTAATCAAATAAAGGTTTACGATAAGCTAGTAAACCATTTATCAATGAAAACTAAATTGGAAATCATTAAACTGATGGGGCCAGCCAATTACATATCAAGAGCTGAACAAAGAGAGCTTATTGGATATGAAGCAGACGGCGGTCCGGAAAAAGTTAGTCTTAATTTTGTTAGCCAAGATCAAGCAGACAAATATCAAGTGGACAAGGAAACCACTAAAAATGAGGAGGATAATGATGGATCTGAGTAAAGAACTTCGGGCAAGACGTTCATTTAATCTAGTCGATATCAGTATCGATGAAGACAAAGATAAAGGAACAGCGACTATTGAAGGATATGCCGCGGTATTCGATTCGGAAACAGTAATTGGCACTAACTGGTGGATTGAATCGATAGCTAGAGGAGCAATCAAAGAATCAGCTCTAGAGGACGTAGTATTATTAGTCAATCATGACGATTCAAGAGTTGCTTTAGCTAGATCAAGAAAGAACAATGCCAGTTCAACACTTCAACTAATTATTGATGATAAAGGCTTAAAAATAAAAGCAAGCCTTGACATCGCAAATAATAGTGAGGCGAAGAATCTCTTTTCTGCAGTCAAGCGTGGTGACATATCGGGTATGTCATTCATGTTCCAGGTTACAGCAAATGAGTGGAGCGATCTTGAGAAAGATATTCCAAAACGAAAAATCACCGAAATTTCAAGAGTCTATGAAGTAAGTGCAGTGAATTTTCCTGCTTACGGAGACACTGAAATATATGCTAGACAAGCATCTGATACGTTGGAGAACGAAAAGAAAGCACTGGAGAGTGCTCGATCAACTTTGTTGGTGAACAATGAAAGTCTTGATATAGCAAAAAGAAAAGCTTTGTTCAAAATAAATAATCTAGGAGGAAAGTAAAAATGAAGTTATTAGAACAAATACAGGCAAAAGAAGCAAGAATGAATGAGATTAAAGCAGAAATCGAAACTGCAGATAAAGTTGAACGAGTCACGGAACTTACAAAAGAGTACGAGACTTTGAACGAAGAAAGATCAAATCTTCAAAAAGCATTAAATGTTCAGACCGTCACCATTACTCAAATTGGTGGTTTAAATCTTCGTGGTGCAGCTGGCCAAGGTGACCTCGGTGTTGAAGATCCAAGGGCTACTGTTGCATACCGCTCAGCGTTCATGAATTATGTTAAAAAGGGTGGATCAGTACCTGCTGAATTAAGAGCAGATGCAACCACATTGACAACAGATGTTTCCGCTTTAATTCCAACTACAATCATGAACCGTGTAGTAGAAGAATTGGAATCTTATGGTAATGTGTTCCAAAAGATCACAAGATCAAACGTCCAAGGTGGCGCTAGAATTCCGATTAGTTCATTAAAGCCAGAAGCATCATGGGTTGCTGAAGGAGCAGTTTCCGAAAAGAAAAAGCTATCAGCAAGCACATATATTTCATTTGGTTACTACAAGCTTCAAGTTCGCATTGCAACTTCGCTTGAAGCAAGTGCAACAACACTTGACCAATTTGAAAAGCTCATTGCAAGAGCAATTACTCGTGCAATCGTAAAAGCTGTTGAAGCATCAGTATTCAACGGATCCGGTACAGGTCAACCTACAGGTTTACTTAATGACACAAGAATCGTTGCTGGTCAAAAGTTTAACTTTTTGGCAACAGATGCAACATTCGCTGGTTGGATGAGTAAGTTCATCTCGAAAATCAAGAGTGCTTATTCAACACTTCCAGGTAATGCCATTTATGTAAATAAGGCAACATGGGATATTTACATGGCTGGAATGGTTGATGCACAAGGTCAACCAGTGGCTCGTGTTAACATGGGTATTGCTGGAAAACAAGATAGAACATTCTTGGGCTATCCTGTTGAAATCGTTGACTACCTACCAAGCTTTGATGCAGCAGCTTCCGGCGATGTAGTCCTAGTGTTTGGAGATCTTTCTGAATGGGTATTGAATTCAAACCTTCAAGTGTCCTACAGAAAATATTTTGATGAAGACACCGATGAATGGATTGAGAAATCAACATTGATCGCAGATGGAAAAGTTGCAGATGCAGCTGGCTTCGTTTTCCTCAAGAAAGCAACAGTCTAACGTCGATAATTAAGTTTTAAACAATTATTAATTAAGGGTGGTTATTATGACTAAAGATGAATTTATAACTGCGTATAGCAGTAAAATTGCATACGCTGTTGGTTTTGATACAACAGATGCTGATTCAAACGCACGGATTGGTATGCTCATTGAAGCAGGTATTGCTGACATGGAATTAGCCGATGTGAAAGATGAAGTTATTTTTTCAAATAAGTTATCAGTAATCGCTCTAACCCAGTTTGTCATGGATAATTTGAAAATGGTACCTGGAGAGTTTCAAACCTCTCCAGTGTACTTATCAAATCTTCAAAAGCTGAAATATGTGGTGATTCCTGATGCTATCTAATGTTACAGTTTACCTATTTGATGTTGACTCAGTTCAAGATCCAATCAGCGGTGATCGTTCAAGATCCATTTTATCTTTTAAAAAGGTTCTTGGAGAATTAACAGAAGTTGGAGCAACTACGTTTTGGAATGCACATACAAACAATGTTGAGCTAGTCGCTACAGTTCAAATTCAACGACAAGTATATAAAAAAAACAAGTTTGTCTACTATAAAAAAGATGGACTTAGTTATGCACTTGAAGTAAGCAATACAGCAAAAGGAGAATCTTTCGAGAAAATTCGATTGAATCTATCTGAAACAAAGGAACCAGGAGTTAAGGAGATGATTGAGAATGCCATATCCGGATAACTTACTATGGGAATTACTTAAACCACTCTCATCATCAACAATTAAGATTTATAAGCAACACCAGGATGAAGACAACAACAAAAAACCTGATAAGTATATTGTCATTCAGGAAGAAGCATATGATGAACCAAAATCATTTGGTGATGGAGGCAGTATATTAAGAGAATCGTCTTTTGAAATTTACGTTAACTGTAGAAAATCAAATGATGCACAATCAATATACAGAAGTATCATAGATATTCTAAAAATCAATGACATAAAATACACGCTTTCAGGAAACATATATGATTCTCAAAGCGGGTACTTTACAAGAACCATCACTGGAGATCTGATTTATCATGAGTGAATCAATTAGTGTTGATAAGCAGCTAGAAAGTATCTTAGAAGAATTCAAAAAACAGTCACTAAGACCTCAAATTGAGAAGGGACTTGATGCATCTGCTGAAGTTCTTAAGAGAAATTTGGAAGATGCTGTTGGATTAGGTGATTCATTTCCTCATTTTAGTGCATCTTGGTATATTAAAAAAGATTACAGCGGTGTGAGGTACGTTAAAAACTCCAAAAAAGTTGAAGGAACAGACAAAAAAGGTAACGGTAAACAAGTTCCCTTAGCTGCATATCTAGAGCATGCGGTTTCATCACCACACAAAGGATTTATTAAACGTACAGTTAGAACAAGCAAAGAACAAGTTATCAATGCTTTTAATGATGCATTTAACAAAGGAGAATAAAGTATGTCAAAAACAAAAGAAGTAGAATTTAACATCAAAAATGTTAAGTATTCCGTTAAAGGATCCAATGGTGCTTACGGTGTAGTACAGGATCTTGCGTATGCAGAAGCAATCAATCTTGAATCGACATTTTCATCTGAACCAGTACATGGTGATGGTGAAATTTTGTGTGAAATCACAACGGATCAAGGATTGACTGGATCACTAACGACTATTCAAAGTTCAGACGATTATGAAATCGACATGAATAGAAAAATGTTGGTTGATGGAGGTGCAGTCGCTGATATTACGCAAAAAGATAGCGTGGAACATGCTGTTTATTTCGAGTCTCATCTATTGCTTGATGGAATAACCAAGACTAAAAAAGTATGGTTGTTAAATGTTACATCAGGCAAGCCATCAGAAACACACACTCAAAGCAAAGAAAATGTCACTTTAAATAACCTTGAAATTCCGTTGAAAATTCTTGGTGAAAAGATGATGACCAATGATGGTTTATCAGTCTATAAGGATGCGAATGGTAACGAATTGAAAGTTACCAAATTATCAGTTAAACCTGGTGATGCCGCATATGCAACATTTGGAGATGCAGTACCAACTCCGAAAATGCCGGTTTAATTAGGAGGATACAATGATTGCGATTAAATTACCAACGGTTTCTTATGAAAAAGAAAACGACAAATATGTACAAAAAAATGAAGAATTGACTGTGATCGTAGACACATCTTTTAAAGCTCATCTTAAATGGGAAACACATTTCCAAGAACTTAAAAAGGGTGTTGATTTATCATCCATGACTGCAATTGCTTCAGAATGGAATAAAGATGAAAAAACAGCAGCTAAGCATCTTTTAGATTTGCTTAGAGTTATTTATTGTTTCATCAGTTCTCCAAAACTTGGTAGTTTTGAAGACTTTGTTGGCATTCTAGATGTATCGAACATTGAAACCGTTATGAGCAAGATATCTGCAGTCATTCAGGAAGTTGGTAAATTTGCCTCAAAAAACTAGTAGCACGGGCTCAAAGACTTAACAGACTTTTTGACGAATTATTCGGAAAAAGCGAACAGATTGAGTCCGTGCCTTCTGTTTTAAAAGTGGTAAAGAAGGCAAATGAACACAAAATACAGTATGGTTTAATGGAATCACTGAACTATACAGATCTTCAAGCTATGATTATTGAATATGATATCGACGTTTTGGAAAGAATGAAATCTGATAAAGAACGTGATCGATTATCATCTCTTGGAATTGAAAGAAGAAAAGCGACAGCTGATGATTTTGATAGATTGTAAAAAGAAGGTGAAGACATGGCGAAAACTGGATCATCCATTGAAGTAGAAATATTGGCAAATACAAAGAAGTATGATGCAGAAACTAACAGATTAGTTAGAGATGCTAAAAACCTTCAGAAATCACTTGCAATCGAGTTTGATGGTAAAAGATATGCTGAAGCTCAACGAATGATGAGAGAAGCAATTCAAAGAACTGAAGACAAAGCAAAGACATTTAAAGAAGAACTCAAAAAACTCGAATCCGCTGGAAAGATTGATACGAAAGAGTATGATGATTTAGGTTCAAAATTGATAAAAACAGAAGCTGAAGCAGTCCAACTTAAACAACAATTACAAGAAATAAATCAAGTCAAGATGGACAATCTAGTCAATGGTTTTAAAAATGTTGGTGATACGTTTACTAAAGCAGGACAAGCTTTATTGCCATTCAGTGCAGCTGCAGCAGGCATCCTTACTGGAATGACCGCTATTGGCAAATCAACTATTGAATCTGCAGATAACTTGAAAACATTTGCAGATCGAGTTAATCTTTCTGCAGAAGAACTTCAAAAGTGGCAATATATTGCAATGCAAACAGATGTTACTAATGATGAGTTGCAGGCAGGTTTAGTTAAAGCACAAGGTGCATTTGCATCGTTGGCCAAGGGTGACATAGACGTTATGAGTAAAGCGCTCATAGAACTTGGATTTTCTTCTGAGGAAGCAACCAAGGGCATGGGTGTGAATTTTGATGAATTAGTGAATAAACTTGCAAGTATTGAGGATCCAATTATGCAAGCTGCATACGTTAACGAAATCTTTGGTGAACGCATGGGTGCGAAATTGATTCCAATGCTTAAAGCTGGTGGTGAAGGATTAGCTGATTTAGCGAAAGAATACAAAAACTTTGACACACTAACTAACGAACAGGTTGATAGTCTTGCTGACTTTGATAATGTGCTGAATAACCTCAAATTTTCGTTTAAAACAATCAGAGATCAAATCGGGATGGCTTTGTTACCCGTCATGGAAAGCCTTGCTGAAGTGGTTAATCAGAGGATTGTTCCAGTTATAAAATCTCTTGCTGAATGGTTTGGCAATTTATCAGATTCACAAAAGAACGTCATGGTTGGCGTTTTAGGTTTAGTTGCTGCTTTAGCTCCGGTATTGCTAATTACAGGAAAAATAACATCTGGAATTGGATCAATGATTGGAATGGTTGGAAATTTGTCAACAGCATTTAAGGGAATGGGATTAGCTCTAGGTCCAATTGCGGCAATAGCAGCATTATTTGCTTTGTTATATTCATCAAATGAAAACTTCAGAGAATCCATCAATTCATTAGTAAAAACACTTGGAACTGCATTGATGCCTATACTAAATGTAGTTGGAAATTTACTTGAAACAGTTTTTAAAGCCATTATGCCGATTGTCGATATTTTAGGAAACGTATTGGCTACAAGAATTCAGATGCTAGTTACAACTTTTATGCCATTTATATCCTTATTAACAGATATTCTCGTACCAGTTCTAAACGTTGTAATAAGTGTTTTAGACACTTTACTTGGATTCATTATTGGACCAATTTCCAAAGGCTTCAAATTCATGTCAGACTTATACATGTCAATTTTTAAAGGTATTCAAACATTCATTCAAGGTATTATGGATTTTATCGGTAGTGCAGTAAATAAAGCAATTGATTGGATTAACCAGGTTATCAAAAATATTAATAAAATTGGTGATGTACTTGGATTTACTGTATCAGAAATTGAGAATGTTAAAATTCAGCTTGAAACTGGTAAGTTGCCAAAATCAGAAACTACAACAACTAGAACTCCTAGCAATCCAATTAATCAAGCAATTAGCAATAACACTACCCAACAAGTTGTTAATAATACTTCCACAATAACCAACGATACTTCCACAAAAAATGTGACCATTGCAGCTGGAGCAATCGTTATTCAGAACTATGCTGCAGAAGCGAATCTTGATGATATGGTTCAACAAATTCAAATCAGACTCGCGGAGGAATTATAATGAGAACATTCAAATTATGGAATCAGTTAAAGACTGCATCATTTGATCTATCTAGTGGTAGTTCCAAAGTAACTGATGTCGATGGATTAGGATCTAGTTTCTCATACAATGTCAATCAATCATCACAACGAAAGTATGTTTCAAACCGGAAACTAACTTATCAAAACATAGCCATGACCATTATATTTGGGATTGGCTCTAATGCTTATACGGATTTTACCAGTTTCATGACATTCCTTGGGACTTGGATTAACGGGTTAGTTCTTGAATATTCGGTTAATGGTAGAACGGTATTTGCTGACGTTGCTTTGAAAGAAGCTCCAAAATCTCAAAAGACGAATTACAACGTTCTCCAGGAGAAATTCGTTTTTGAAAGAATAACTCCTTGGTATGAACTCATTACTGCATCAGGCAACAGAATCACCATCATTAATAATCATTTTTTGCCAATTGAACCTATCGTAACTTTTCAAAAAACAGTTTATTCTGAAGAATTAAGTTATTTTCTTGATGTTACACCAACAGGATTATTTACAGCCGTATTTGAGTTGGAGATTTTTCAATCTTTAGATCTAGGTCAAAAACTGATTATTGATAGTGAGAAAAAGACCATTATATTTAATGATATAGCGAGTGATACATTTGTCAATGCGTATACCATGGTTAATCATGTAGGGTATGCATTTCCAGTCATTGAAACTGGTTCATATGATATTCATGAGAAGATTGAATCAATACCTGTCCATGTCGTTTATAAAAAGTGGGTGACGGATTAATGTACATCGAACTTTATGATAGAGACTTATCTCATATCACCAACGCAGAAGTCATATCTTATGAAACTGAAGAACGAGTATATGATCCTAATGTTTCAAAGTTTAAGATTTATACACTTGTTAATATTGAGAAAGCAGCATTGTATATTCTAAAGGATCCATCACAACCAGCTGGTGCTACATATCACTCGGGGTTTGTTCGAAACATTCAGAAACTTGATGATTCCATCGTTGATTTTAAAGGTGAGGATCTAAGAAAGATAAGAAATATTGATGTCTTGCTTGATTGGTCAAATGGGACAATCAATTTACAGCTTAAAGGAATATTTGCAAAAACATCAGAAGCGATCATGAATTCAACAGACAGCATGATAACAAATATTCCAGTTTACTTTAATATTCCAGATGACATCACAGACACAACGTTTATTGCTGACTATGCAAATAAGTACTTGGTAGTGAATGCTGAAAAATTTGAAAAACCCTATCTTGGGTATTTTAATTACTTTGTGAAGGCAATATTTAACGCTTCGCTCAATAGAATAGAATTCATCTATGAAAAGCAAAACGGCATGATTGAAATAAACTTGAAGGACTTTATTCATGAAAAAACAACATCCGATATCAAGACAAATAAAGTCATTGCAACGATTAGCTTCAATACGATAGATGAAATCGAAACCGAATGGTTAGATAGCAACATCACAGAATACGATGAAGCAAGTAGTAAAAGTGATCTTGTAGGTTCTGGAATCACTCCAGCTCTTCCTGATCCAAAAGTATATGAAAATAATCATGTACTTAGAAGAATTCAGAACAAAGAATACATCCCAGGGAACATCACTGGTTATAACGCATCGGAAGTTAAGGCAACGAGATATGTTTATCCAGCTCTGATAGATAGAACATCATGTCCATCAACACCTCCTTCAGGTACTCAAGTCTGGGATTTATTACAGACTGAACCGTTTGATGATAAAGCTTATTATCGAATCGGATACAAGTACACGCATAGCATTACCGGAGAAACAATTTATTGCAGTAACTGGCAGTATGGAAAAGTTGGAATCCTTGGTGAAGTCTTATACACAAAGAAAACTGGTAGCACCTATTATCCGCGTCCAAATCTTCCTGAAAAAGTTTATACCCTCGGAAGTGACAATCAGATCTATGAAGGTTATGCTCCATCAGATAAGAGAATCTATCCAGTGCAGCAGAAAATCTTTGAAGCTGACTACTTAGCTCAGGCGCAACTCAACGCGGTATCAGAGTTAGTAAATAGTCGGTATGTAGAAAACATCATTCTAACAGACGACAACACGATATCACCAATCCCCTTGTCAGAATTTGAACTGAATAAACTTGTAAGAGCTTATGATTCGAATGGAAACTATAAAGATTTGCCTGTTTCAGAGAAAGTAACCAAATACTCTGCAGGTGGAAAAGTGACATCAATCAAGCTTGGATTCAAAAAGACCAAGTTGACAGAAATCATCAAGAATGATCTTGGCGTAGATGATATTGTTAAAAACAGCTCCAGGTCTAGTGGAGGATCTAAAGTTATTGAAATAAAAGTCGATCCTTGGGTTGAAGATACCGAACCAGATAACACAAAGTACAATACATGGTTCAAACCCATATCAGGTGAAATTGATATGTTAGCAATGAGTTCGCCAATTGGTGGTGAATTGACAGTTCTGAACGATACAACGTCAGAAGAACTAGTAGTGGAAGGAGCAAGCACCCTTGAAACAAATTATTAATTACAAACCTACAAAAGAAACTATTGAAGAGTTTCCATATGTAAAAATTATGCCAAATAGCGATGTATTTATAGATCTTCCTATGGCGGCAATTGAATTTGGTGTAGATTACAAAGAACCTGTGTTATTTGGAAACTACAAAGGAATCCCTGCAATTTATGAAGCAAACATTGTTAAAGCTCAACTGAAAAAAATGCGTTTATTTCATTTAAAAATAGATGGCGAAAAGCTTCATGAAGTTGATGAGAAAGAATCCAATCTAAAAATTAGATTACCACTAGAAACAATAGTGGAACAATTAATATATAGAAATGGACAAGTCATATGGGCAAAGCCAGTTAAAGAATCGAAAGAGGGTGTAGAAAATGGCAGTTAAGTCGGAATATTACTTACTGAATGCTGCAGCATGGGAACTACATTACTTTAAAACATCTGCAGACTTGATTGTTGAAACAACAACATATAAAGTCATGATAGCTGATGAAAGAACTGCAATCAGTGATTATCTTGCTGCATTTAATGCAGCAAACAAATTGCTAAAATTAGATGCAAATGCATTGATACCAGTAGGTTTACTACCAGATATATCAGGAACATATCTTACTAAGGATGGACCTGCATTTACAGGCGACATTACAGGGGAATCTGGAAGTAAAGCAATTATTCCCGGTGGCTTTTGGCTTGAGTCTGGAGCATTCAATGGTATTGGATTTGGAGTAAATACTGTAGAAATATATGCAGATTCAGATTTGATTATGAGTTTTAATCCACAAGGTGGAATTGATGCTCATGGATACAAAATAGTTAACCTAGGAGCTCCTACAAATACAACAGATGCAGCAACTAAAGAATATGTTGATAATCTTGTATCTGCAGGGTTTAAAGTTAAAGATCCAGTCAAGGCTGCATCTATAGCAAACATAAACACTGCATTAGCATTGAATGCATTGGATGGATATACTCTCGCAGTAAGCGACAGGGTGCTGCTTAGAAACCAAACTACAGTAACTGAAAATGGTGTCTATCAATTAAACGCATCTAAAATTCCAATTAAAGTAGATGCTGATAGCGGAATAGGAAATTCTGTATTCGTAGAATATGGATCAACGCAAAACGATTACATCTACGTATCATCAGTAGTCAATGCATGGTCCGTATTCTCAAAACCAGATACCATTCAGCCAGGAACTGGACTACAAAAAACAGGAACTACACTTAGAATTAAAAATGAAACTGATGATGGAGTAGGTGTCTTTGGAATCGTAGATAATATGATTGCAGGAATGAATGCAACTAAATTATCAGACTTTGGAGCAGATGGATACATTGATAAAGATGCATGGACTTCACTACCAGTGCCTGATGGAAATGCAATCTGGGAGCATATGCAATACGTCTATGCAGCGATAACGCTTCTAAGAGGTACAGGAGCATATAACACAAATAATACTCAGACAATTACAGGAGCATACACCATTGCGAATTCAAAAGCAGTAATTGATAAAGGCGCTGCACTTCCTGCAGTAACTGGCTATAACGATGGTGACGTATTCCTTAAGACACTGGCATAAGGGGGTGTACATATGGCAATTAAGTCAGAGTACTACTTACTCAATGGCGCTGCATGGGAACTGCATTATTTTAGAACATCAATAGATCAAGTTGATAGTTTGCGAAGCACATTAGATGGGAAAATACCATATAATGATGTAATAATGCCAACAAATCCATTTGGTGGCAAAAAGTTATATATCAATTCAATAGATAATGCCTTACACGCAGCAGATAAAAAATGGGTAGTTGTTGCAACACGTCATCTTAAAAGCTATGGTGGTGAAACATATCCAAAGTTGAACCTTGATTGGGTAGCTGAGTATACTTTATCAGGTAGCGGAACATCATACACAATAACAAACACACCTAAGCCTTCAAGCATTGTAGTTTATGATGGCACAACTCTGAAATATGCAACAACTCATTATTCTTATAATTCAACAACAGGAGTTATTACATTTACATATACTCCTACAACACCACATGTATATCCAGGTGCTGAAATAGTTCAATATATTGATAGTCCAGTAAGTGCAACATTGAATGCATCAACATTCTTTGATGGCAGTTATGAAACAACAGCATCGACTTCATCTGTCGACTACTACATCAAAGTCAGAATTACTCCAAAAGGTAATTATTATGATACCTTTGGAACAGAAATAGGATACTCTTACGGTAACTTTTATCTATCATTCTATTATGCAGGAACACCATCGCAAGCTTCTGATTATCGAGTGTTTAATTATTCATATCAGCCACATGGGATTGGATGGAAAAAAATTACATCAACAGATTACATTGGGAATAATCTTACATCAAACTATGTTCAAAAAATTAGTGATGGAGGTAATCACGGTAGATCTATCATCGAGTTCATTATTTATGGAAAAACTCCTCATGATGGAACATATCAAACATCCATATCGCAAATTGAATGGCAATTAGATAGACCAAATCTATCAAAGACAGGTGCAACAGTTACAAAGTATGGTGATAACAAACTTTACAGTAAATTGTTTTTTGGAAATCAAACTGATAATAAAATTACACTTGATCCTGCAGGTATTATAAGCGCATACATAATTAATTATGGAGGAGGAACTGTAAGTGGTGATTTATTATTAGATGATGGATCGACGACATCTCCCGAATTTAAATTTAAAAACCAATCGTATATAGTTGGAATCGATTTATATAATAATACCAAACGATTACGTTTTATTGATAGGACGGCAGGTGTTGAACGAGCTTACATGGATATGTCGACAGGATTATTTGAAACATTTGGTGAGATAAAAGAAAATGGACAAAGAGTTTATTCACCTAACAATAAACCTACAATGGCAGCACTTGGAGGAAAGACAGCAGCAGAAATCACATCTGAAATAGCATTAGCGATTGCAGCACTAGTAGATACATCACCCGGAACATTAGATACTTTAAATGAACTTGCTGCAGCACTTGGAGATGATCCGTACTTTGCAACCACAATAGCAACAGAAATCGGATTAAAAATGCCTAAAGCTGGTGGAGCCTTTACAGGAACAGTATTCTTCAACGGAGGGATATCATCAGATGGCGGATCAATAGCATTTAACGCTTTAGATTATCTTGATTTTAATGGAGCATTATTAAAAGATATAGGGGAGCCATCCTTAGCTCAAGATGCAGCAACAAAAAACTATGTAGACATTAAAAGATATGACACTATACAAACAGCAGATACATTTAAATATCTAAGAGCTCACACAGGTGGAGTAGAAATACAAGCCGATGGTGACGATGTTCTAATTTATGGTTCAGTATTAGCATTTAATGATGTTGAAGTTAGTTTGGTAGGTCATAATCATGTAACATCACCTGTACAAAAAACATCATCATACACGTTTGTAATATCGGATGCAGATAAATTCTTTTACATGAATTCAGCAACCGCATACACATTCACAATCCCACTTAACTCAGCTGTAGCTTATCCTGTTGGTACTGAATTACACATGGCTCGCTATGGAACAGGTGAAGTTACTGTTGGATACACAGCTGGAGTGACAATCGTGAGTGAAGGAAGCAAAAAGCGTATTAATGCACAGTATCAAGTGGTTACAGCTAAGAAGATTGCTACTGACACATGGTTATTGTTTGGAGCGTTAAAGACATGATACCAGGAGTAGTAAATAGTCAAGTCACAACTCAAAAGACTGCAAATCCGACAATCAATACTCCATTCTTTGCAACCACGTGGAAATACACGGTTAAAAACAACGATGATCTCACAGTGACAATTTATGCTGACTGCAACACAAATCCACCAACTACAGCTAGAGGAAGTGTTGCTTCAGATTTAAATTCTGTTACGATCAATACTGGATTCTTTATAGGTGGGTTCATGATTTACGCAAGAGCTCAAGCAGCTGGTAAGGACATGAGTGATGTCGTATCGTACTATGTTTCAGAATAATCGAAATTATAAATAGAAAAGAGGGATGCTATGGACGCAAATGTAGCAGCTATAACAAAACGGTTTGCCTATAGGGTTGGTAATAGGCTTCCAAAAGTGCTTAGAATCTTATACTACATCGTATTGTTTCTAACATTTATTTACCTGATTTACCGATTCTTTGAGTGGTTCCTGGTTACGGTCCAAAAGATTGGATCATTCATCTTCGAACCAAGAAATTATTGGGCAGCTGTATTAAGCATTTGCATACTGCTCATAGGTGCCTTTGTACTCGCTCAGTTCATCCTTGGGTTAGATCCGGTGGGCAATGTGATTAAGTGGTTCAACGACCTATACCAAACGCTTGAATTGAGGTACACATGAGATGTGGAAGTTCATTAAAGAGTTCTGGGGTTTGGTAGGTGGAGGGCTCACAACATTGTTTACCATCTTCATCGATCTTTTGGATTCCGTAGAACTTGTCATCTATCAAAAAGTTTTCTATATCTCATCGATCATCCTGATCTGGATCGGGATATACCAAGCTCTGACAAGAAAAAGGAAAAACAAGAAGAAGATCTTTGATGACATTCTCAATATGGAGAAAACAAACAGCCTGGTGCAACTTGTAAGAAACCCCGAACACAAAGGGGAAGCATTGATTAGAACATTATTAATTCTAAAAAGAGGAGGAATTAAAATGAAAGCATATTTTAAAACATTAAGTAAAGTTCAGATTTTGTCACTCGTGTTCACGGTGATCCTTCTGGCATTAGGGGTGGCTTCAGTATTCATGCCGGAGCTCGCATTCGTTGGTGAGAACCTTGAAGGATACTTGGTAGCACTCGGCTTTGTAGCCGGCCCTGGTATTCTCTCCAGAGGTCAGGAGCTCGGTGATGCAGTCAAAAATACTATACTCTCCAAAGGGAGAATCAAAGAACTAAATCAGTTGATTAAAGTGGCCAAGAAAGAAAGAGATCTGCTTGATGCTGATTATGCTTATTTGAAACCAGTCTTTAACCGGATTACACAATACGGTGGAAAGCCAACTGCAGAACAAGATCTTGCCAATAACAATTTCATCACACAGCGCGCTGCTATCGATTCAAAACTGCAAACTTATGATGCTGAAATCCAGAAACTGAAGGAGGACGTGTAATGTACGCATCAGAAATACGTGTCTATGGAAAAATCAAAAACATTGGTGACCTTGTTGAGATGCAGAATGAAGCAAATAAACATGGCTTACAAGCTATCGGCATCACAGATGGCGGTGCTATGTACAGTTTTGATTCAGTTTCCGGACTTGCAAAGACAATTGCTGCAGATAATGCAAAAGAAATTCTTCAATTCACCGATGAAGAATTTGCTGAGTTCACTGTTACGCGTGGTGATAAACTTATTGCATCAGTTGTCATTCCAGTGGTTGAAACATCCGCCTTGAGTCTTCCTGAAGAAGCTCTAGAAAATGAAGTGATTGAGGTAGAAGAAGAAATACCGCACGAAGTAGAACCTGAATCAAACGCTACATTTCAAGAAAAGATTGTGGAAGAAGCTTCTGAAGTTGGAGAAACAGCAAAAGAATCAGAAGAGACTCCGAACCCGATAGTGGTTACATTTCATGGCGTATGTCATGAATGTGAAGACTGCAGTGTTTATACTGACAAGATAGCATTGGCCAAGGCATCAATCAATCAAGAGATTGAAAAGCTTGATGATTTCAAAGCTTACCTTCAAGGACTGCTAAAGACACTTGAATAACTGAATAATTGATAATCAAAAAGGATTTGCACACTGCAGATCCTTTTTTTGCACACTATTTTTATAATGCTGATATAATTAAATAAAAAAGGGGAAATATATGAAGTACTACGATAATATGAGCAAAAAGCAAAAAACTATTTTTCATTTGATTGTTTTAGGTGTCATGACTTTAATTTATATTCTGGTGGATCCGAATGATGATACCACATTAACAACCATAGCATCATTTATATTCACGATATTATTTATTATTGAGATTGTAATTTTTGTCAAGTATAACCTAGAAAAAAAGAAAGTAAAAAAACAAAAATATATTGAAGACAATAAACCGAAATTTATTAAGTTTTATGATTCTGTTCCATACAATCATGAAAACTGGTTGAGAGTTTTTGGATATAAAAGAGAATTTAAAGTCTCTGAAATGGCAAATATTGAGTCAATCAATAACAAAGGCCTAAAACTCGATTTTAAGCAATCTGAATTATTGATTTATCATAATGATGCTTTGATTGGGAAACTTACAGACAATGACTTAATTGGTCATCTTAATAGATACTGGGATGACGAAACATTTCAAGTATTACCAGTACTACAAGAGGTTGGATTTAAATCCAGAATTGCAAAACTTCAAGTGAATTTCTTTAATCAAATTACACTATATGACAATCCTAAAGTTAAAGTCGTTGTGACGAAATTAATTAAGGTTGACGAAACACAAAATATAATCGAAAGCATGAAAAATGGAGCTTATCTTAAAATTTATAAAGATGATGAAATCAATAATAGAATTTATGTTACAGACAATGTTGGTAATACACTGGGAGACGTAAAAAAAGAAATTGCAAAGCTTGTCGATGAGTATTTCGACAGTGGTTATGTGATTGCTAAATTGAAAGAAGTTATTGATGAAGTGGATCACACTGATGCACTTGTTGAGTTTTTCTTTATTCAAAAAAACGCTTAAAAAACTCAAATCAAACAATTTTGAAGCACTAATGCTATGATAGCAAAATATGTTGATGAACATCCAAAAGAGTATCAAAAGTACTTAGAAAAACAAAAGAGTAACAAAAAATAGAATATAAATAAGATTCTCACAAAAGAAAAGTAGATGATACGTATATGTATCTATTAGCATCTATAATGATGTCTACTTTCGGATAGATATGCTTAATGGCACCAT